TCTTTCTTTGAGCCAAAGGCATCGGCAACTTTTTGCACAATCGGAATAACCTTGTCTGAGAACAAAGTGGCCAATTCCAAAACAACAGGCAAAAGAGCTTGTCCAATTGTGGTTTTGGCGTTTTCCAATTGAGCTGTGAGAATTCTTGTGCGGTTGGCTAGACCATCACTTGTGCGCTCAAAATCGCCTTGTGCAGCTGATGTCTGCTTGTAAATCAAAGCTTGAGCCGCCAACACCTTTTGTTGTGGTGTTAAAGCATTTTTGGTTGTGCTGACAATGCCTAATTCCAAAGCGGCTTGGCGCAATGAGGCATCATCCAACAAAACGCCGTATTGGCGCAGCGGTTCAGCTTCGCCACGCAATGCCGATCCAATGGCGTTGATTGCTTGTTCTGGTGATGTGTTATTAAAAGAGGCTAAATCGGATGAAAGCTTTACAAAGTCAATTGAGAATTTGCTCAAATCCTTGCCGCTTAATCCGGCAGACTTTCCAAATGTGGCAAATGTGGCAGCTGCATCCAATGCCTGTTGCTTTGTCTGGCCTAAAGAGGTCGCGGCACCCGATGCAAATTTTTCAATGTCATCAGCTGTGTCACCAAATAAAACGCCAACCTTTGAAATTGTCTCAGACAAATCTGATGCAGCTTTGACGGCATCGACACCAATTTTGATCGCCATTGCACCAGCTGCGGCAGCTACCGCAGCAAAAGCCAACGCCGCTTTCTTGCTGAAATTACCAATTTTGCCGGCAAATCCATCGACATCCTTTGAGCCTACATTGAGGCTCTTTTTGAGTTCATCAACATCAGCAAGGATTGAGAGCTTGAGTGTTCTTGATTGACCGGCCATCACCACTCCTTCAAAATCTTAGTAAATGCATTTTCCCATTGATTGATGATGTATGGCTGCTCGGCACGCAATGTTGGATAGATAAACCATCCTGTTGATCCTCGGCCGTATCTGCCAGACCACACCGGGAATTGCTTGAATTTGTTTGATCCAAATTCGTAACCGCCCCAAAGCTGTTGAGTTGTACCACCACCGCTGAATTTCTGAGATACAAAGCCATAGCTAATCTCTCCGACTTTCGATGACTTGCTCACACGCGATCCTTGTGCAATGCGAATTGCCGCCTTATTTGGGCGGCCACCAGCTGCGGCCGTGACTTTTGATTGCACATAAGTGGCCAAGCCATTTGAAACGCCTTTGGCCTCAGAAACGGCTTGCTCATCCATGGCTTTGAAAGCGCGGATAATGCCGCGCAAATCACTCTTGTTGTAAGTGATGGGTTCAATTGCCATTTTTGATCCTCAGTATCTCAAAAGCGGTTAAAATATCCTCAGCGGTTTGAAACTCTGATCGTGACAATCCTGTATGGATAGCCAATTCCCAAACAATCCGGTTTATGCTTCCGGATTCGTAGCTTTTGGGTTTTCGGTTTCTCCCATACTTATGTCAGCAACAGTTTCGCACCAAACCTCAAAAGGCTTCACAGGCTTTCCGGCCGATTCGCGTTTCATTGCGTGGTACGCCAAAAACATTAAATCGGCAATGCCCAATTTTTCGGCCACTTGCTGAATCGTGTTTCCGGTTTTCTGTTCCCATTTCATCCACTCCGGTGGGAGCGCGGTATAGGTTGCGCTCTCCCCCGTAGCGAATTCGATTGTGATTGCCAGTTTCATGCTCCCGATTTCCTTTCGTTAAGCCAATGTAGGTGTTGTCACACAGGTAAAGCTCATTGAGACAGTCTGTGCATCTGGTGCTGTTCCTCCAGCTGATGGGAAAATTGGCTGAACAGTAAAATTGAAAGTGCTGCCCGGCTCTGTCTCGAGGATTACCGCCAAAGGTGTGTTTGGTGAGTTCTCAGCTTGATTCCAAAGCATTTCGCATAGTGATGAAGCAACGCCCCAGTCAGCCAACATTTCAACAGCAAATGTGCCTTGAGTGTCGGTTGTATAATACGCCTTGCCATCGAGTGTCTGGTATGTGTTGATCGTTGAATCAACAGTAAGGATTGCAGATGTTGCTTGTGCATCAAAAGTATCCCCATCGATGCTGAAGCTCACATTTCTGCCGGTGATGATTGTTGTGGCCATGTTTTCTCCTATTGGTTGTAGTATGTGGATACTTGGAGATCGGCCGTGAGGTACTTACCGGCACCGACTTCCAAAGGTTGAGGTTGATTTACATTTCCGACTTCGTAACCATTTGGCATTGCTGCAATGATCGAAATCATCAATGTTTCGAGATTGTCCAAAGCTGCGGCGTTGTTGGCATAACCCACAACACCCGTGACAGTTAAATTGACCTTCACTTTTGTTGTGTTTTTTCCAAGCAAAACGCTTTCCAAATAAGGTGCACCCGGTATCAAACAAATTGATGGGCTGGTCATTGTCTCTGGGATGCCATTGTACACATTGGCAGCAATGCCTGAAAGTGCTGTTTTAAGTGGTGTGCGAATTGCGGATTCGATGCTCATTGGCACATCGTTTCGACATCAAGAAACGGGCCTAAGAGGCCGATGACTCTGTTGCTCAAGCTGCGGCCAAGAATAAATGGTGACGGCTGAAAATTATCCGACATGATCTGGTTGCCGGGAGCTGTAATGCTCTGGAAAATTTCAACCGCCACAACCAAAATTGCATTTTCAATTGGTGGTGTCGATGCGTACAGCTGCGCTGCCGATGATCCACTCAATGTCGCTGTTGCCGCTGGAATAAACGGCAATGGATAAGTTCGATCAGCTGCCGCTGTTGCAGCTGTAAAAGTGTAAGGCTCAATCCGATCATCGGTGACTGTATAGGTCGCGTTGTAAATTCCGGCCCCGGTTACAACAACGGATTGACCCGGCACAAAATAGTTTGGCCGCATTGTGGTGAAATAAATGACGGATTCATCCACATTGGCAAAAGTCACCGATGATTGGTATTGCGTAAGTAAAGGCAAAATCGTTTGCTCAGCCGAATCAATGTATGAATCAAGCTGTGCATCACTATACAAAGAAACCGAGACACCCAAAATCGCTCTCAGCTGTGAGGCTGTAACTATTGCAGGCATCTCGGTTCCTTTCGTGTCAGTAGCGTTCGGGAGCGACCGCTACCGATAGTGATTATGGGAGGTTGTTAAATTGTGCGCCGTTTGGCACCTTGGCAGCTAGTGCGCCGTATCCGTAATACAGGATGTCAATTGTTCCATCGCTGTTGATGTTGCTGCGTAGCGTAAAGCGTGGAGATTCGTACCATGTGTAAGAATCTGGATTGACAACGACCATTGAAGAATCGCCATCAGCTGTTGTTGTACCAGCGTTACCAAATGAGCGTGAAACATAAAGGTTCAGACCCGGTGAAACTACACCGCGCAATGAATCGCCTCGGACATTTCCTGCCTGATTGCTAGGTTGTGCCGCATTGTATAGCGGTGTGCCATTGTCGTTGTAACCCATGATGTTTCCCCATTGTGTTGGTGAAACGATCAATGAGCGAGCAAATCCAAGTGATGCGCCATAAACATTTGCGGCTGCCTTTGATGTGTATCCAAGGAATCCGGTTGCTGAATTTGCTGATTGTGCTGTCACAGTAGTGACGGCCGCTTGCATTGCTGCAAGTGCATACTCATCAGTTTCTTTTGCGTATGCGAACTCAAGATTTTGGAGCAACGCGGTTAGGTATTCTGGTCGGCTGCGATCAATGAGCTCTACTGTCGAGATTGCACGGCCTTTAAACGGCTGTACGGAAACTGACAAAAATGTTGCAGATAGTGATGATTCTGTAACCGCATCGTTTTCGTTAATTGGCAAAACTGTTGGTACAGCCGTTACGCGAGGCAGCTCAAATGTCATGCCTTCGGCAACAAGAGCTTCACGGCTAATGCCATCGATTGTGCCACGATCAGCATTTGCAAGTGCGTTGATCACCTGTGTGCTTTGTGGTGTTGGAATCATGCCGGGTGCTGTTGATGTTGTGTTGTCAGCTGCCTTAACATACTGACGAGAATCTTCGTCATGCAAAACGCTTGCGCGTAAGTAGTGCTCAAGGTATGAAACCTTGTCCACAATTGGTGAGCGTGGTGCTGTGTAGTAAGCCGGGCGTGATGCCTGTACAGGTGCGACTTCTGGAGCTGCTACCGGTTCAACGGCAGGAGCTACTGGTTCGGTAGTGTTGTCCATCTTGTCTCCTTCATTTGGGTTTGTTGTCTCTGTAACTGTTTCAGTTTCAGAATCTTCTGATGCGGCAACTTCTTGCACGCGAGCTGATCGCACAGCTGGCTCTGTTACAAGCGCAACAGCTGTGAG